ATTATATATTCGAATCAGTAGCTAAAGCTGCATCTGTACTTAAATTGTCTAACGATGATTTGAAAGGGTCTTTAAATGCTTTAAGTCAAATGATATCAAAAGGAACCGTATCTGCTGAAGAGTTAAGAGGTCAATTAGGAGAAAGATTACCTGGTGCTTTTAACTTGGCTGCTAAAGCAATGGGTGTTACTACTTCTGAATTGGGTAAAATGCTTGAGAATGGCGAAATTATGGCAGGAGATTTATTGCCTAAATTAGCTTTAGAATTAAACAAAACATTTGGAGATAAAATAGTAGGTAGTGTTGATTCATTACAAGCAAGTGTTAATAGATTAGATAATAGCTTTACTAATGCAGTAAATAATGGTAAAATAGGCGAGTTCTTTAAAGTATTTGTTGATGGTGCTAATAATGCTGTAAAAATAATTGAAAGTGATTCTTGGGGCGAGTTTTTTGATAGATTAAGCAATGCTATTAATCCTAATGTCCCTAACTATATTGATACGGTTTACGATTCAGTAAAGAAACTAAATGATGAAACCAAAAAAACTAATGTAGATGTATTAAAATCATTTGGTACACCTGCTGCAACTAAAACAACCGTAACTAAAACTAAAAGACCAGCACAAGGTTCAGAGTTATTAGATACAATGAATGATTTAAGTGATGCCAAAGCTGGTATTGCTGCTCAAAATTTAGCTGCGTTTAATGCTGAAGTTGAAATGTTATCTGCAAATGTTGAAAAACTTGCAGGTTCTTATAATGGTTTATATACTGATCCAGCTATGGAAGCTTATATTGCAAATATGCAAACTATTGTAGGTTTATTAGCTGATACATTAACAAATTCCTTTAATGCTGCTTTAGATAGTGGTCAAAACTTTTTTCAAGCTTTAGGTCAAGCATTATTACAATTAATTAGAAGACTAATTATTGCTGCTGCGGTAGCTGCTTTATTAAGTTTCTTTTTAGGTGGTATTGGTGTTGCTTCTTCAATAGCAGGATTTATGCCAATATTTAAACAATTATCTGGTCTTGATTTTAGTCAAGGAAGTGCAACAGGATCAATGGTAGCAATGCCTACAAATACAGTAGGACAAGGTAATTACCAAATAGATATAATGGGAGACAAAATGAGATTACTATTAAATAACGAAGCAATTAAAAATTCGAGGGTGGTATAATGGCTTACAATCATATTTATAATCTACAATTCAAAGGTTTAGACCAGGTAGGTACTAATTTATATTATCAAGTAAAGTTTGAAAAACAAGAAGCTACGGTTATAGTTTACGATGTAATAGAATTAATACCAGCACAGGATAGCGCATTTGTTTTAAATTATAAAGCCAATAAAGATAATATCTTTGCTCCTATTAGGGCTTCTTATGCAGATATTAAATGTTTTATTCCTTACAATTCTACTGTTCAGCCTTCTGATTTCTTTTTTGATAACGATGAATATTCTTTTAAAGTAAGTCTTTACGAAACTAACGGCACAACTTCTACTTTAAAATGGGTAGGCTTTCTTTTGCCGGATGTTATCCAATACGAATGGCAAGAACAATATTTTCTTCAATTAACTGCTACGGATAATATTGCAGTCTTAAAGGATATTAAATACACAAGAGAAGATTACTACGCTTTATATAATGACACAAGTGTTGATACTTGTATAGATATTAACGATTTTGTTTGTAGGTTATTAAAGAAGACTGGAAGCGAATTAGATGTGGCTTTTTATAGTCAATTTAAAATAGATAGTACTCTTGTTAATCTTGCAAACTTAAAGTTATCGGAATATTCAGCAGTTGATTGGGCAACATTTGAGCCAAAAGATTGTTATTTTCTTTTAGGTACATTAATGGAATCTTTAGGTTGTGTAGTTTATCAATCAAATAAAGATGCTACCTGGTATGTGGTTGCTATTAACGATTTAGCGGTAAATGATTTAGTTACTGATGGTACATTTAGTATAGATGGTTCTCCACTTTATGAATATTGGTCAATTAATGGTACTGTTATTAATAGTGCAACAGGAGGAATAAACGGAAGCCAATGTCCAAAAATATTTGGAAATAATGTTTCATCAGTTTATCAATCAATACCTTTTTTAGAAGCATTATATGTAGTTTCTTTTTGGGCAAAAAATGATGGAAATACTCCAAAAGCAGTTGCAAGGGTTTATATTGATGGAGATGTTTTTAGTGTAACTACTACAAATGACTGGACTTATTATGAGTTTGAATATAATGCACCAGGTGGAGATTTAGAAATTTATTTTTTAAATAATAATCCCGATGAAATAGGTTATATGTTTTTAGATAATGTATCTATTAAACAAAAGTTTCAAAATGGTTTAAAATACGATATTGATGGAACTTATTTAAGTGAATATACTTTTGATTTTTACTCTTCTATTGGGAATGCAGGTAATGTTAAATGGTCTGATGTAAATCAAGTAGTAACTTTAAACAAACGATTAACAAATGTTCAATTTAACTATCCATATTACGAAAGAAATTTAATTAATAACTATGGTTTCTTTAAGGATTACGCAACAACAACCACAGTTCCTACTGACTGGCAGCTTGAAAGTCCTTTTGATTTTGCAAATGCAACAGGCGAAGATAGACCGTTTGATAATAGAATTTTATCAATAGTAGAAAATGAAGATATTACAGGTGGTTTAAATACGGATATTTATTTATATAATACTTTTAGGCTTACAAATAATATTTCTCCTTTTGGTTTCTATAATTTCTTTGCTATTAAAGTAGAATGTACGGTTTATTTTGATGATTCGCACACAGATGGGGATGGTATTAATATAGCATTTGCTAAATCTAAAGATGGTGCACCAAGTAGTTTCCCTACGAGATATTTAGACTCAACAGGTACTTATTATAGCGTTACAACTTCTTCTTTATGGAATGCAGTATTTAGGATGCCTATCTTTATGAGTGATAAAAATAGGTGGATGAAATATAAATGCTTATCTAAATTTGACCAAAATAGCTTAAGTGATGGTACTACTTTATATGAGTATGGTACTTTAGTTTTAAGACCACAAAGAAGTTTTGATACGGCTAATGTTCATCAAACCTATTTTGATGATATTAAAGTAAGTATTATTCCACAAGGATATAAAAACACTAAAGGCTTTATTTATAACGCTACAAATATTCCTAATGATTCTACTTTAGTTAAGCCATTTTCAAATACTTATAAAATAGATAAAGGTCAATATCATGGAGGCATAGCTAATAAATCAGAATCACAAATTATAGAAGACTTTATTGGTTATGATACTGGCGGAGAATACAATTTAATCCAAAATTCTAATAGATGGTTAAGACCTTGGGAAACTGCTTCAGAACTTATATTAGGCAGACCAATGCAAGAATGTATTACTCGTTCAGTATTATCTTTTTATCAAGCTACCTGGCAGAAATTTACCGGTAATGTTTACGGTAAGAATATAAACTTTGGGCAAGTATTTAATATTGCTTTAGCACAAGGCTTACACTTTATGCACGAGGCATCTTTTGATTATGTATCAAACAAAACTAATATCACTACACACCAAAGCCAAACTGATAAATTAGAAACAGGTTTCCGTTCTTGGTCAACTACTAAAGAAGATACAGGAGCAGGTCAAGGACAACCAGGTAGTCAAACAAGTAGCATACAAGAAGCTGGAGAATAATGAATGAGTTAAAAGAAATAAACGATCAATTAAAGACTTTGTCTATAAATGTAGAAATGATTAGCCAGGCTATCACAGGATCAAAGCTAAATAGAAATGGAATCTTACAACGATTAGAATTAATCGAAGAAACTTTAGAAGATACCGAAAAAAGTGTTCAAGAGGTCCGAGATTATAACACCGGTATTAATTGGGCAGTAAGAATTGGTGCTTTTATATTAACGATAACAGGTATAACTTTTATTAAAGACTTTTTATGGCACAAATAAGCGAAGATGGTTTAAAGTTATTAGTTGAGTTTGAAGGCTTAAAATTAGATGCTTACCAGTGTACTGCTGGAGTTTGGACCATTGGAATCGGAAGCACTAAATACGATAATGGGAACCCAGTAAAGAAAGGCGACAAAATAACGAAAGAGGAGGCTTATAAGCTATTCCTTGACACTTCTGATACTTACAGTGCTTGTATTAAGAGATATGTTATTAGACCACTTAAACAGAACGAATTTGACGCTTTATTCTGCCTTTGTTATAATATAGGATGTGGAGCATTTGCAAAGTCATCTTTGGTTAAGTTTATTAACGGTGGTCAAACGATTGAAAAAATAAGAATAGGCTTCTTGATGTGGATTAAAGTAGGTGGTGTGGTAAGTAAAGGATTAATGAGAAGAAGGTTAAGAGAGTTTAACTTGTATGCGAAAATTAAATAACACACTTTCTACGGTATTTGGAGCAATTGTAGCTATTGCGAATGCTTGGGTAACTATTGACTGGGATAATTTTATTTGGTCTTTAAATACTTGTATTAAGCTATTTCTTTCGGCTTTAATTGCTTTGGGTGGTTATATGACAACAATAAATCGTAAGCCTTTGAATAAAAG